ACCGGAGATGGAAATTGAGCCATTTTAACTTATATCCTCATAACTACATGTAACAATAAGAGTATTTGCAGTGCCTGCAGATGCTCCTAAACTATTATTTTCCTCCAAATAATATTGTGTATTTTTTTGTATAACTGTTACTGTTCCACCAGACGGTATTGTAACATTTCCTGCAATCGCAAATGCTGTACCACCAACGTTGGCTGCGTTATACCAAGCTACAGTTACGGAGGCTGTATTAGCTCCGTAATTAGCTACATTTAATGTGTTTACTTTTAAGCATTTGCCACTACCAGCCGCATTGTTTAATACCGTAGTTGCGCTTGTACTTGTTAGGTTTGCACCCGTTGTTTTACCATTGATTGTTGTTGCACTGATTATGTTTGGTGCTGCCATGTTATCCTCCGAATATTAATGAATAGCCTACTGCGGCAGCTGATGATGCTCCACCAGCGGTTAAATTGATTGTTGTTACTTCTATGTAACTACCATTTGCCGGAGCACTACTGAATGTTATATTAGCGTTAGCCAATGTATAATCTGTTCGTAATACTGTTGCTCCGTTATAGTTAACACTAGTTTGATTTATGCCAATTGGCGTAGTGCTTAAAGTAAATATTGTTTGTACACCGTTTCCAGTAAAGTTGTCTACAGTTACGTTTGCCGCATTACCACCACTTTGTGCTACCCAATCTAAGTTTCCTGCACCATCTGTCTGTAATACATAATTAGCAGTACCACCTGTAATAATTACGTTACCAACTGCACCCAAATTACTTTGTCCAGTAACATTTAATGTACCGGCTACATTAACTCCTGTGCCTGTTACTACAACTACGTTAGCATTACCCACAGCACTAAAGTTAATATTGCCATTTGCAGCCGGAATGTTTACATTACTATTGCCGTTACTGATACTAGCACCGCCTCCACCACCTGATTGTGCTACCCAACTTAATGTACCTGATCCATCTGTACTTAGTACATAACCATTAGTACCACCTGATATATGTAAATTACCTACTGAACCTAAGGTGACATTAGCTGTGGTTGTAAAGTCAACTATACCAGTTGCATTGCTTACTGTTAACCCAGTTAAACTACCAACTGAAGTTATGTTTGGTTGTGCATTAGTTGTTAGTGTACCTGTAAAATAATTAGCACTTACTAAATTACCACCAGTAATGCTTCCCCCAGATCCAGCACCAGCTGTAATATTACCCGCAACTAAATTACCAGTTACATTGGCTGTACCGCTAATGTTAGCACCTGTACCAGTTATAACTACTACGTTAGCATTACCCACTGCACTAAAGTTTATATTGCCATTAGCTACTGGAATACTGACATTACTATTGCCGTTACTGATATTACTTGTAGAACCACTAATAACAGTAGACCAAGTTAATGTACCGGATCCATCTGTCTGTAAATATTGACCATTTGATCCACCTGCTATGTGTAGGTTAGCTACAGCACCAAGAGTAACGTTAGCTGTTGTTGTAAAATCAACTATACCGGTTGCGTTACTTACGGTTAATCCTGTTAATGAACCAACTGAAGTTATGTTTGGTTGTGCATTTGTTGTTACGGTACCCGCAGTCGTTGCTGAATTGGCAGTTCCATAAAAGTTACCAATGAAATAATTAGCTGTTGCTAGATTACCTAAATTAGCATTAGCACCTGTAATATTACCTGTAACAGTTAAACTGGTTAATGAACCAACACTTGTTATGTTAGGTTGTGCATTAGTTGTTAGTGTACCGGTAATATAATTAGCAGATAATAAGTTACCACCAGTGATACTACCACCAGAGCCAGCACCAGCTGTAATATTACCGGCAGATAGATTACCTGTTACATTAGCTGTACCTGATATGTTTGCTCCGGTTCCAGTTATAACTACTACGTTAGCATTACCTACAGCACTAAAGTTAATATTGCCATTGGCACTTGGTATATTTACATTACTATTACCATTAGATAAACCTGCTGTTGTAATACCAGTTAAATATATACCATTACCAGTAAAGAAATTAGCTGATACATTGTTACCTAAACTAGCATTACCAGAACGAATGTTAGCTAATTCAGTGAATGTAACTACCTCTGAGGAGATACCAACATTACTACCAAATGCTATTTCTGCATTACTTATATCCCATCCCATCCAGGCTATCTTTGCGCTTGTATCATAATAATTAAGAGCAGTACCAACATCTTTACCGGTATTAGCAACTGGTGCAGCGCCATTTGGTCCTGTTTGTAAGTTAATGATTGGATCACTAATAGATAAGGTAGTTGAATTAATATATGTTAATGTGCCATTAACTGTTAAATTTCCACCAAAAACGCCATTACCTGATATTGATAAATCTGTTAATGTACCAACACTTGTAATGTTTGGTTGAGCATTGGTGTATACCGTACCGGATACTAATGCATTGCTTACTTGACCGGATACATTAGCACCAGCTACACTATTAGCGGTTGTAGCAAAAGATACTGCGCCGGTTACATTACTACCTTGAATATTACTTAAATTATTGCCTGCTCCACTGAAGAAATTAGCTATAGCTAGATTACCTAAATCAGCGTTACCTGCAGTTATATTACCACTAGCAATAAATGTATTGGCTGATATAACATTCGCATTAGTGATATTACCACCGGAGCCATTACCTGCAATGATATTACCAGCAGATAGATTACCTGTGACATTAGCTGTACCTGATATGTTTGCACCAGTACCGGTAATTACCATTACAGTATTACCAACAGCAGTAAAATTTATATTGCCATTAGCTGACGGAATATTGACATTACTATTGCCGTTACTGATACTAGCACCGCCTCCGCCACCTGATTGAGCTACCCAACTTAATGTACCAGATCCATCTGTTTGTAGCACATAGCCATTAGTTCCACCGGTTATATGTACATTAGCTACTGGTCCTAATGCTACATTACTTGCACCAGTTAAGTCAGCAGTACCAGTAGAAGTTATACCAGTTAGTGTACCAACTGAAGTAATATTTGGTTGAGCATTAGTATATACAGTACCGGATACTAATGCGTTACCTACTTGTCCAGAAACATTACTACCTGCTATATTGCTTAAGTTATTACCAGAGCCACTGAAGAAATTAGCTGTTGCTGTATTGCCAAGATCAGCGTTTAATGAAGATAGGTTACCCGTAGCAGTTACGTTATTGAACGTAAAGTCACCTGTTGTGTCTATGATGTACGGTTCTATCTTTATTAAAGCCATTTGTTATCCTGTTATACTATATTTAGTCTTTTTATTAATAGATCGGGAATGCACTTGTTGGGGCGGTGAAGTTACTTGTATAACGTGCATAACCTTTTGTTATTCTTAGATCGTCTATGTATCCTTGCCAATAATTTGAAAGAGAACCGCCATTAATATTAAAGCACCCAATTGTCAAGGGACAATCTTCGTCAGCGGTCCAATTAGTTGCAGTTGTAGCTACAGAAACACCATTTACATAAAATGTAGTACTAGTTGTACTACTTCTAACCAATGCAATATGCGTCCATGTATTTGCTGAAATAGATGTTGTCCCGCTTGTCAGAGTAATTCCGTTACCTATTTGAACAAACAAAACTCCAGACCTTAGTTCAATTTCATAGTTTGCGCCAGCACCCCAACTATATACCGCGCAAATAATGGTTCTATCACCGGAAGTAGTAGTTGGATATATCCAACATTCAACCGTAAAGTTAGATGTTAAAAATTTAGATAAATTATTTACATTTAATGTTGGCGAAAATAAATAATCCCCCGTACCATCAAAACTTACACTACTTCCGCCAAACTTAGTTACTGTCGTACTTAATTGTGCATCAGCAACAGTTTCCATGTTTGTCATCATTGCGGCATCATATACACCAGCACTGGTCATATTAGTTAATAAACTTGTATTTTGTATTGCGGTTAATGGCTGAGCCGGTGGTACAAAGTTACTGGTGTATAGTGCTGTACTTTTAACTACACGGAAATCACTAATATACCCTTGAAAATATGAAGTGCCGTCTCCGCCTATTAAATTAGTAGTTGTAAAAGAATACGCAGTAGAACCTGTAGATCCAGATTGAACTCCATTAATAAATATTTTTAATGTACTCCCGGATCTTGTTAATGCAACATGACTCCATGTATTTAATGTTGGTAAGGCGGCATCCGTTATATGCCAAGCGAGTCCTTGTATAGCAACACCTAAATTTGCATTAGCTCCATATTTACTTAGCTGGACTGCTCCTGTTGATCCCGAAGATATAGGCGCATTAGTTGCCCATGCTAGAGGATATACCCAACATTCTATTGTAAAATCAGCCGGAAATGCTAACGCACTATTGCTAGGTGCAGTTAAGTAATCACCAGTGCCATCAAAATAACCACTACCGCCAATTGTACTTACCGTATAGCCATTTGTAGTTGCACTTGTAAAACCGAATGGATTTTGTTGTGTTGGTTGACTATTACCTGAGGCAGTAATTGCAAATGCGTTTGTGGAATTATCAATGAATGTAGGTGATTGGCAAGTTAATAAACTTGTACCGGATACTGCTGTTAATGGAGTTGTACTTGGTGTAAAGGTTGAAGTATATACTGCAGTACCTTTTACTATACGTACATTTGAAATGTAACCGGTTACATATCCTTGAGGACTATTAGGATACGAGATACTAATACCAAGTAAAGTTCTTTCAATATTATTTGTTCCAGATCCCGAACCAACTGAGACACCGTTTTTATATAAAGTTACTGTTCCTGAACTACGAACGGCTGCAACATGAACCCATGTATTTACCGATAAATTTACAGAGTCATACAAATCAAAGTTACCCGAACCGGTACCATTTCCCAAACCAATATGTAATTTACCGGCATTGCCTCCAGCACCAGTGCCAAGAATAAATCCTTGGCCGCCACCAGTATTAAATGTACTGACAAATCCTACTTCTCCGCCGGGCGAAGAAGGAAGATATACCCAGCATTCAACTGTAAAGTCACCAGTAGCAAATGCATATTCAGAACTAGCAGTAGGAGTTAAATAATCCCCGGTACCATCAAAATAACCACTATAACTTGTTGGGGTTACTATTGATGGATTGAATGGACTAAAACGCTGTACTGAAACATCACCGTTCTTTGTGATGGTAAAGTTGTTTACACTATTATCAATCAATCTATTACTTTGGCAGGTTAATAGTACAGTGTTTGTAATTGCTGTTAGAGGTGTGGTTGGGACTGTATATGTTGTACCAGAATAAAGTGCAGTTCCTTTTACATATCGTACATTACTAATATAGCCATTTAAGAAATACTGATTTGCACCGTTCGCATAATAACGCCCAATAATAAATGCGTCTGTAGCATTCGCTTCAGTAGTACTTGAAAATTGACCTACTCTAGTTCCATTTAGATAACAACTACAATTATTTGCTGAAGATCCGGAACGTACCAATGCAACATGAAACCATTGATTTAACGGACACAATGTGCCGGAATAATTTGTGTTAATGGCCCATTCTAAGTAACCTGTATTTAGTATATTAATACTAAGTCCAGCAGCACTGGTACTGTTACGCATCCCAGCCAAACCACCATAATCAGATGCACTTGTTACGTATGCCCAACATTCAAGTGTTAGGTCACCCGTAGTGCTAAACCCTGTAATTGCAGAAGCAGTTAAGGAATCACCATTACCATCAAAGTAGTTACTCCAGTTACCACCATAAGGACTAAATGTACCTTGAGTAGTATTACCCGCTCTTGTTACTAAAAAATTATTTGTGCTATTGTCTAGGAAAACATTGTTGTTTACTGATTGATTGTTTTGTAATATTAATAAACTTGTATTGGCAATTGCTGTTAATGGCTCAGAGGGCGGTGTGAATATTTGAGTGCCGGTTGTTGTACTGCTTGTTTGATAACCAGCTGGGATTGATCCTTTTATTATACGAAGATCAACCAGGTATCCGTTAAGTGGAGTTCCACTATAACCAGTACCAATGGCTAATGTGCTAGTAGATGAAATATTTTGCGATCCGCTGGTTGCGTAACTAGAAAGATTGCCGTTTAAAAATCCACGTATAGTAGAACCACTTCTAGTATATACTAGATGATGCCATACCTTAGGAGTAATAGATCCTATACTATATGATGTGCTTGCTAAGAATAAACCAGAGCTATTGGTATTTAATGTCCAGTCAAAACCTGATCCATTGTAATCTGATGTTGCACATATCCTATCAAATGTACCTGTACTAATACTATTTGCGTATAACCAAACTTCTAAAGTGAAATCCCCTGTACCAAATGCAAAGACTGAGTTACCCGGCACACTTAAATAATCACCACTACCATCAAAGTATCCACTACCATAAGTACTATAACTACTGTTTGGAGTGAATGGATCAAATGAATTTACTGTGGTATTACCACCAACCGTTACAGTGAATGCATTGGTACTGTTATCTATAAATCTGTTAGATTGGCAGGTTAATAAACTTGTGTTTGCTATTGCTGTTAGTGGACTTGTGGGTGGAGTAAATGCGGCTGTATAGACTGCCGTACCTTTAACAACACGAACATTAGAAATATACCCTGTAACATACTCAAAATTACCAGCACCATTTCTGCCAACTGCAACAATTTCAGTTGAATCAGTAATTGCTAAAGCACCCATATCTAAATTCGGCCCTTTAACACCATCGACATATACATTAACCATTGCACCATTGCGTACGCCTGCAATATGATACCAGCGGTTTGTTGTTGCAACTGTGCCAAAAGTTGAGAAATACACTGTTCCACCATAACCTACTCCAACTATTGGGTATGATGAACCATTTAATCCAAGTACAAAACTCATTGAACCTTGATTACCACCGGCATCACATGTACCAATAAAAATTTGTTGAGATACACTTTGTAAATATACCCAACATTCTATTGTAAAATCGCCCGCACCCATAGTAAAGGCAACATTATCCGGAACACTTATATAATCCCCAGTACCATCAAAGTAATTACTATAATAACCGGGAGTATACGGATTAAAACTATTTGGCCTTGTATCACCAAAAATACTTACATTAAAGTTATTCGTACTTGCATCATCTACAAATGTTGTACTTGCACCGGGTATCAATAATGTATTATACTCAAAGTACGGATCATTGGCAACAGTAATACTCCAATTGATAGTTCTTACTGCACTACGATTTGTTGTTGCGGCCGTAGCGGTTAGTAATGTACTACTATCAGCAATAACAGTTGGTGTACCAGATATGTTTGCACCAGTTAATGATAATCCAGTTGGTAGTGCATTAGCACTATAACTAACTGCATAACCAGCGGCATCAGTAGCACTTAATGCTACATTAGAAATAGCACTATCCACCGCACTAGTATATGTTGTATTATTTGCTGGACTAACCCAAGTAACAGCATCAACATTGATTGTTAAACTAAAACTTCTTGTACTATCTTGTAATTGTGCATCGGTTGCTTGTATCGTAAATGAATATGTTGTACTACTACTATCTACTGGAGCTGTACCAGTTATAACACCATTGGCATATAATGTAGAACCAGTTGGTAATGAACCAGAAAATAATGAATAAGTTATTGGAGCATCACCACTAGCAACAACAGTATTTGATATACTGGTTGTCTCATAATAACTACCTAATGATCCAGCACTTGTTGTCCAAGTTGGTAACACACTATAGATGATACCAGGAATAAATATTGCCGTACCACCATCACTATTTACTACATATATTGTATATGTACCTGCACTCTTTGCAGGGCTTGTAAAAGTCAATTGATTTGGGTTAACATAAGTTACTACTGCTACTGCATTACCATCAAATGTAATAGTTGCGCCAGCTAAAAAGCCAGTACCGTTTATTTGTACAGTTTGTCCACCTGCTGGGTCTAATGCCGTATCATCTAAGCCACCAACACTATATCCAGAGATAGTTGGGGGTAAAGGTTTTAGTGCGTTAATGACACTTACGCTAGTTACAAGGTCATTTACAACTGAGGTTATACTCATGTCAACTCTGATCCAAATAAGTTAAAACTAACTGTAGTTGTATTAGCTCTTACTGTAACAACATCGGTTGTTGCTAATGTAATACCAATAGTCATTGTAATACTATCATTGGCATTTACGTTAGTGTCATATGATATGTACTGTGCTGTTGCAATTGAGGCGCCAGCTGGTCGTACTGCAACACGAAATGTTGCGGCACTTGCTGCCTGATTACAAATTACAATTGTACTACATACTGCTGAAGTTGATGCTGGTACTGTATATAAATCTATATTTGTATTTGCTGCCGGGTTACTTTGCCCTAAAACTTTATATGTGATTGCCATGTTATTTCCTTATGCTCCCATTAACAAGAATGGGCTTATTAAATCTTGTGCTGTAATTCCACCACCCCCAGCATTTCCAGCAGTAAATGTTGTTACTTCAATAGGTGCTGTGTTTGGCGGAGCAGAACTAAATGTGATTACATTACCCGTTAATGAATATACTGTCCTTGGTTGGAATGTACCTGCTATACTAACTAAGGTAGCGTTAGCATTTGCTGGTGTAGATGTTAATGTGTACGCTGTTTGTACACCATTACCAGTAAAATTATCTACGCCAATACTTGTTCCAGATGCGGCTGCCCAAGTTAAATTACCTGAACCGTCTGTACTTAATACAAATGTATTTGAACCGCCGGTTATATGCAAGTTACTTACATTACCTAAACTAACGTTAGCACCACTAAGTGCTATGTTACCAGTGATATTTGCATAGCCACTAATGTTTGCCCCTGTACCAGTAATAGTCATTACATTAGCATTACCAACTGCACTAAAGTTTATGTTTCCATTTACTGATGGAATGTTAACATTACTATTGCCGTTACTTATGTTAGATCCGCCACCGCCGCCACCTGATTGTGCTACCCAAGATAGAGCACCGGATCCATCTGTACTTAGTACATAACCATTAGTACCGCCTGTAATAACAACATTACCTACTGCACCTAAATTACTTTGCCCAGTAACATTTAATGTACCTGATATATTTGCACCTGTACCAGTTATAACTACTACATTAGCATTTCCAACAGCACTAAAGTTAATATTGCCATTTGCAGCCGGTATGTTTACATTACTATTGCCGTTACTTATGTTGGATCCGCTACCACCACCTGATTGTGCTACCCAAGATAGAGCACCAGATCCATCTGTACTTAATACATAACCATTAGTACCACCACTGATATGTAAATTACCAACAGCGCCTAATGTTACATTAGCTGTAGTTGTAAAGTCAACTACACCAGTTGCATTACTTACTGTTAAACCAATTAATGAACCAGTACTAGTTATATTTGGTTGTGCGTTTGTGTATACAGTACCTGAAATTAATGAGTTACTCACTTGTCCAGAAACATTACCGCCTGCTACTGCATTAGCTGTAGTAGCAAATGTTGCTAATCCAACTGTTATGTTCGCAACATTGGCGTCGGTTACAACAATATTACCATTCATGCCTCCGTGAATAGAGCATTGATATTTGTAATTACCTACTATACCATATGGAATTTTCCAATATAGTGTTCCTGCTATTTGACCTTGGGCTGATGTAGTAGTTGATACTGTTCCTGTAGTTGTAACATGTTCTAAACCAACACTATAGTTTGCACCACCACTTGTTTGAATTAAGAATGGGTGTCCTGATACATTCAAATTAAATGCTAATGTTTGACCACTAGTAACATATATCGCAGGATTGATAGTAGCACCATATTGATCAAATAGATATCCAGATGTTCCGCTAGCAGTGACATTTAGTCGTGTTGTGGCTTGTAGATACAACTCATCTGTCGTTAATCCAGCTGTATTGAATGTTGTAATATTACCAAACGTTAATGCACTCAATGCACTACCATCACCAGTAAAGAAATTAGCTGTTACTAGATTACCTAAATTAGCATTACCGGCACTAATATTACCACTAGCAATAAATGTATTTGCACTAATTACATTTGCATTAGTGATGTTACCACCAGAACCATTACCTGCAATAATATTACCGGCAGATAAATTACCTGTAACATTAGCGGTACCACTAATGTTTGCACCTGTACCAGTTATTACCATTACATTAGCATTACCAACTGCACTAAAGTTAATATTGCCATTGGCGACTGGAATGTTTACATTACTATTGCCGTTACTTATGTTAGATCCGCCACCGCCGCCACCTGATTGTGCTACCCAACTTAGTGTACCTGAACCGTCTGTACTTAGTACATATGCGTTTGTACCACCACTGATATGTAGATTACCAACAGCACCCAAAGTAACATTAGCTGTAGTTGTAAAATCAACTACACCAGTTGCATTACTTACAGTTAATCCTGTTAATGAACCAACACTTGTTATATTTGGTTGAGCATTAGTTGTTACAGTACCGGCAGTTGCAACATTTAAGTTAGCAACTTGTGTTGTACTTGTTACTGTGAACGGCGCTGTACCTGTTGTAACGTTACTTACTAGTATACTAGCTGTAACATTTCCACTTACTGCTAAACTTGTTAATGTACCAACACTAGTAATGTTTGGTTGTGCGTTTGTATATACTGTGCCGGCTATTAATGCGTTAGCTACTTGACCAGTAACATTACCAGCTGATATATTACTTAAGTTATTACCGGCCCCACTAAAGAAATTAGCTATAGCTAAATTACCTAAATTAGCATTACCGGCAGTAACATTACCACTAGCAATAAATGTATTGGCTGATATGACGTTAGCGTTAATAATATTGCCACCAGCACCATTACCTGTAATGATGTTAGTTGTAGTAAGATTACCTGTAATATTAGCACCAGTGCCGGTAACAACTAATATATTGGCATTGCCTTCAGCACTAAAGTTTATATTACCGTTAGCTAATGGGATATTTACATTACTATTTCCGTTTGATATACTAGCTGTAGTAACACCTGTTAATAACGAACCGTTACCTATAAAGTAGTTAGCATTTGCAAGATTACCCAATATTGCATTGCCAGAACGAATGTTGGCTAATTCGGTGAATGTTACTACTTCACTTGAAATACCAACATTAGACCCAAATGCTATTTCTGCATTACTTATATCCCAACCCATCCAAGCAATTTTTGCACTTGTATCGTAATAATTTAATGCGGTACCAACATCTTTACCTGTATTAGCAACCGGGGCGGCACCATTTGGTCCTGTTTGTAAATTAATGATTGGGTCACTAATTGATAATGTAGTTGAGTTGATATATGTTAGTGTACCGTTAACTGTTAAATTACCACCAAACACACCATTACCTGATACCGATACATCTGTTAATGTGCCTAAACTTGTTATGTTTGGTTGTGCATTAGTATATACTGTTCCGGAAATTAATGCATTGCTTACTTGACCGGATACATTAGCAGCCTGAATATTACTTAAGTTATTACCGGCTCCACTAAAGAAATTAGCAGTAACTAGATTACCTAAATTAGCATTACCACCTGTAATATTACCAGTTACCGATAGACTAGTTAATGTACCTACACTTGTAATGTTTGGTTGTGCATTTGTATATACTGTACCAGAAACTACACTGTTACCTACTTGAATATTTGCAACATTTGCATCAGTTACAACGATATTACCATTCATGCCTCCATGAACAGAGCATTGATATTTGTAATTACCCGTTATGCCATACGGAACTTTCCAATATAGTGTCCCTGCTATTTGTCCTTGTGCTGCCGAAGCAGTTAATACCGTGCCCGTAGTATCAACATATTCTAAACCAGTACTATAATTTGCTCCACCGCTTGTTTGAATTAAGAATGGATGACCTGATACATTTAAATTAAATGCTAATGTTTGGCCGCTAGTAATGTATATTGCAGGATTTAGCGTGGCGCCATATTGATCAAATAGATATCCAGAAGCTCCACTAGCAGTAACATTTAGCCGTGTTGTACCTTGTAGATATAGTTGATCAGTGGTTAATCCAGCAGTGCTAAAAGTTGTAATATTGCCAAAAGTTAACGCACTCAATTCACTGCCGTTACCACTAAAGAAATTAGCTGTTGCTAAGTTACCTAAATTAGCATTGCCAGAAGTTATATTACCTGTACCAGTAATTTCCCCACTACCAAAATCTAAGTTACCAACTGTTGCGTTTCCTGATATATTTAATGTACCGGCTATATTAGCCCCTGTACCAGTAACTACCATAGTAGTATTGCCAACAGCACTAAAGTTTATATTACCATTGGCAGTTGGTATATTTACGTTGCTATTACCATTACTAATATTACTTGTACTACCGCCACCGCCTGATTGAGCAACCCAAGATAGATTACCTGCACCATCTGTTTGTAATACATATCCATTAGTACCGCCGGTAATAATGACATTACCAACAGGGCCTAGATTTGCTGAATTTGTTAACAAAGTCAGTGAAGTTGTTACAGATAAGTTAGCGACAGTAGCGTTGGCAGAAACGTTCATACCGTTAACTGTATAGTTACCGGATGTCTCTATTCCTGATGGTTTAATTACTGTCAATGCCATTATATCTTGTCCTTATTATGTATTTAGTTCTTATTAAAAGATCGGGAATGCACTTGTTGCTGGTGTGAAGTTACTTGTATAACGTGCATAACCTTTTGTTATTCTTAAATCGTCTAGGTAACCATACAATGGAGCTGAAGATACGTCAGACATAATACCAACAAATAATGATTGTGTTGTTCCTGAATAAGTGAAACTGTCAGAAATAGTTGTACCAACTATTGTTCCATTAACAAAAAATCTTCCAGTGGAACCTGTTCTACAATATGTTACATGTGTCCAAGTGTTAATAGGTATCGCAACAGTTGTGCTACTAGCTTTATTTCCAGAAGTTGAATTAAAATACAATGTATATGGTCCAGTACCATTTAAATAAAATCCCCAAGGGCCAGTACCGGTAGAATTATTATAACCAAAACTAGCAATAGTTTGATTACCTGTTCCTGCAGCCGATGTTAAATATATCCATGTTTCTACAGTGAAGTCACCAGGCAATGAATATGCAGGATTGTATGGTGCTTTTAAATAGTCGCCCGTACCATCAAAACTCATACTGCTTCCGCCAAACTTACTTACTGCTGTACTTAGTTTTGCATCACCGACAGTTTCCATGTTATTCATCATTGCGGCATCGTATATACCAGCACTGGTCATATTGTTTAGTAATACTGTATTTTGCACTGCTAATAGTGGAGCTGCGGATGGTACAAAGTTACTTGTGTATAGCGCAGTACCGTTTACTACACGAACATCGGCAATATTTCCAGTCATAACATAATTTGAACCTTGACTACCAATAGTTGTACTTGTTATACCTAAATTATATGCTGTTGAATTTGTTTGAGTAGTACCTTGCTGTACTCCATCAACAAATATTTTCATACTTGTACCGCTTCTTGATATTGCTACATGCTGCCATGCGTTTAATGTTTTTGAAGTTGCAGGTTGATAATCCCATGCGACCCCAGCCCGACCCCAGCCATATCCACCGGTAGAAGGTGCATATCCAAAAAATAATCCGTTTGTTCCGCTAGCACTAATAATAAACCAATCAGTTGTTAATTGTGCTGGGTATACCCAAGCTTCAATTGTAAAATTGCCTGTACCAAAATTAAATGCCGCATTTGTAGGAATAGTCAAATAATCCCCGGTACCATCAAAGTAACCACTACCGCCGATTGTACTTACCGTATAGCCATTTGTTAATGCACTAGTAACACCGAATGGATTTTGTTGTGTTGGTTGACTATTACCAACAGCAGTAATCGTAAAGTTGTTAGTACTGTTATCTATAAATGTTGGTGATTGTAATGTTAATAAACTTGTACCAGATATTGCTGTTAATGGACTTGTTGGAACTGTTATAGTTGATTGTGTTGGATCATATACAGCCGTTCCAACAACAATTCTAAAATTACTAATATATCCCGTGTAGTAATTAGTTAAGTGAGCGCCAATTCGAAGTATTTCAGTATATGAATTAGTATTTACAACGACCCCTGTAGACGACCTAATGCCATTAACAAATACAGTAGTAGAGGATCCGCTTCTAACCCATACTATATGGTTCCAAGTATTTAATGAAATTGTCGAAACAGTAAAGGTAGTAGTTCCTGTACTATCTTGTATAGTAACGGTTGTAGAACTTGCAATTCTTCCAACTAATCTTCCGCCGACACTGTTTGTTGTTCCAAACACATACATATCTGCGGTCAAGGTAGTTGTAGCATATACCCAACACTCTATAGTAAATGAGCCTGTTGTAATATTAGTTGCAGGGCTTGTTGCTAATAGTAAGTAATCTCCTGTACCATCAAAATAACCACTATAACTTGTTGGGGTTACTATTGATGGATTGAATGGACTGAAACGTTGTACTGAAACATCGCCGTTCTTTGTGAGAGTAAAGTTGTTTATACTGTCATCAACTAATCTATTGTCCGCACAGGTTAATAGTTGTGTGTTAGTGATAGGTGTTAATGGTGTGGTGCTTGGGGTAAACGCACTTGTATAAAGTGCAGTTGTGTTATTAATACGAATGTTTGACAAATATCCTGTTATAAATGAGCTTCCACTAGAATATGCTCCGATTCCAAGTGCCTGAGTGTAATTAAAATTAGCAGATGTTTGAGATGCAGTGAGCGCACCATTTATAAAAAATCTAACGGTACTACCAGACCTTGAGACAGCAAAATTAACCCATTGATTTGTTACCGCACTTGAATTGCCGTTTAAAAAAGAACTTCCATCGTATGCGCCAAATCCACGCTGATATCCATATTCAATATACCAACCAGCTGAGCCATTCCCGCCAACCAAAACACCAAATTGAGAGGTAGAGAGTAAATATACCCAGCCTTCAATAGTAAAGTCTCCGCTAAAGTTTGATATTGACGCAGATGATGGAGTTGTCAAATAATCACCAGTACCATCAAAGTAGTTACTCCAATTACCACCATAAGGACTAAATGTACCTTGAGTAGTATTACCGTTGCGAGTTACAAAAAAGTTATTTGTACTGTTATCTAAGAATACATTATTGTTTACTGATTGATTGTTTTGTAATGTTAATAAACTTGTATTTGCTATTGCGGTTAGTGGAGCTGAGGGTGGTGTGAATGTTGTTGTGTAAACTGCGGTGCCTTTTACTACACGAACATCGGTTATATAACCATTAAAATAACGATAACCAGATTCAAATGGAAATGCTCCAATCGTTAAACCAATTGATGAATTTGTTATTGCACCCACACTTGCAAAACCGCCCGGATTTAGCAAAGTTCCATTAAGAAATGCGTATCCGACCCCAGACGACACTGTCATGGCAACGTGATACCAAGTATTTAATAAAGTAGTTGATGTATAATCATAAAATTTTTCCGTAGAAGTTGATCCAGTGGTATTAAAATAAAATCTAAAGACTGTAGCACTTATTCTTCTGACACCAAAACCTTGGGCCCATGATCCATCAGTGTAATAATACCCTTTAAATATCAAACCACCATCAGAATTTGATTGTGAAAAAAACCAAAATTCTACAGTATAATCTCCCGATCCCATTTCAAATGCCGCATTGTCAGGAATACTCAAGTTGCTACTGCTGCCATCAAAGTATCCACTACCATATGTACTATAACTACTGTTTGGCACGAACGGATCAAATGAACTTATTGAAGTATTACCATTAACTGTTATAGCAAAGTTGTTTGTACTGTTATCTATAAATCTATTAGATTGGCAGGTTAATAATTGTGTGCCAGATATTGCAGTTAATGGTGTTGTAGGTGGAGTGAAGGCTGATGTATAAACTGCTGTTCCTTTAACCATTCTAAAATTAGATAAATATCCTAAATACGGATATGTGCTACCATCTGAATTAATACCTATATACACCGATCCAGTAGTACAAGTATAATTAGTGCTATCAGTATAGTTAGACCCTGATTGTGTTCCATTGATATAAAACTTGGTAGTACCCGATGATCTAACCAAAGCCACATGGATCCAAGTGTTTGTTGTTATTGCGCCGGCGGCTGTAGTATTTCTTGCATTACCATTTTGACCCAAGTTATACAAAGTTCCCGCAGAATCAACCCATAAAATTAATCTGCCAACACTATTGCCATCCACAACATCTAAAATTTGCCTATAACTTACTAAAGATGTTTGATAAACCCAAAATTCAACAGTAAAGTTTTCGGAACCCATACCAAGTGAAGTGTTATTTGGTACTGTTAAGTAATCACCAGTACCATCAAAATAATTACTATAATAGCCCGGTGTATATGGATTAAAACTATTTGGCTTTGTATCACCATTAATAGTTACCGCAAAGTTATTTGTACTAGCATCATCTACAAACGTTGTACTTGCTCCCGGTATCAATAATGTATTATACTCAAAGTATACATCATTGGCTACACTGATAACCCAATTGATAGTTATAGATGATAACTCACTTGTAGTATTTGCTGTTGCTGTTAACAATGAACTACTATTTGCTTCTACAGTAGGTGTTCCTGATATGTTTGCACCAGTTAAACTTAATCCAGTTGGTAGTGCATTAGCAGTGTATGTAATTCCCGAACCAACAGCACTAGTTGCACTTAATACTACATTAGATATAGCACTGTTAGTTGCACTGGTATATGTTGTTCCATTAGCTGGACTAACCCATGTTACTACATCAGGGGTAATAGTTAAACTAAAACTACGATTAGTATCTTGTAGTTCCGCATCTGTTGCTCTAACAGTAAATGTGTATGTTGTAGGGCTTGATAACAACTCACTTGTACCAGTAATTGTTCCATTACTATTAAAAGTTGCACCAGGTGGTATTGATCCACTAAACAAACTATATGTTATTGGTGCATCACCTGTTGCAGTAACTGTTTGATTAAAACTAGCAGTTTCATAAACATTTCCCAAACTACCAGCGGCTGTTGTCCATGTTGGTACACCACTATACTGAATACCCGGGATAGCAATCGCAGTTCCACCATCTGTGTTTATAACATACAATACATAACTACCTGCACTGTTAGCTGGACTTGTAAATGTAATAGTTGTAGAACTTACAACTGATACTACACCCACTGCACTACCATTAATCAACACACTTGCGCCAACCAAGAATCCACTACCAGTTAGTGTAATAGTTTGTCCACCTGCAGGATCGGCTGCAGTGTCATCTCCTGGATATCCTATAGTAGATACTTTTGGAGTGATAATTGTTGCTCCAGTAACTGTAACGTTACCTAATATTAAATCATTTTGAACAAAAGCATTACCAAATTGATTAGATGTATTACCTAAACTAGTATTAGCCGGTGGGTTAAAAATATTTTGATTTTTTAACTGATAGTAATCTGCCATGTTTTATACCTTAAACGTTTGTTAATATCCAACCTTGGGCAGCATTATAATATACCAATGTAAATGCTGAACGGTTAGTTGTTACTGTCATATCTGACGCTGTTCCTTGAATGTTACCACCATTTCTTCCAACTGTAATTGCATGTACACTTGCATTGCCAGTACCATCAATGATACCAACTTCAGTACCTAATGACGGGCTACCCGGAAGTGTAACTGTTATATTAGAAGTATTGGTGTTAACTATATATTTTGTGTTTGCTGATGCTGAGGTGTTTGCTGTAATTTCTACATATGTGTAACCAGCTGCTCCATTGCCGCCGCCTCCACTACCCAAATTAAATGTCATTACTTCAATAGCGGCGCCACTAACTGGTGCACTACTTAACGTAACGTTTGCTCCGGCAACAGTATATGCTGAATGTAATTGACTTACACCATCAATATTGATAATTGTATAATCTTCTGATGTTGGTGAGGTAGTTAGTGTAAATACTGTTTGTACTCCATTGCCAGTGAATGTGTCAATTACTATATTAGATCCGGCTGTTGCTGCCGATATCCAACTTAGTGCACCAGCACCGTCGGTACTTAATACATATCCGTTAGCACCGCCGGTAATTACTACATTACCAACAGCACCCAAATTAGTTTGTCCGGTAATATTCAATGTGCCTGATACATTAACACCGGTACCGGTAATTACTGCTACATTGGCATTCCCGGCAGAACTAAAATTTATATTGCCATTAACTGCTGGGATATTTACATTACTTGTACCATTAGATATACCAGCAATGCTACCACCCTGACTAGCCCAAGATAGATTTCCAGTACCATCAGTTTGTAATACATAACCATTAGTGCCGCCAGTAATTTTTACATTACCAACATCACCTAGATTTGCTAAACTTGTGACACTAATATTTCCAATAAAGTAATTTGCCTGCACGTTTGCATTAGCAGAATGCAATGATATATTTCCGGTCGTGAGGCCGTTCTTTACGTTAAAATATTTAAATGACACAGTTCCATATTCCCTGTTTTACGAATTGTATTATATTTATCCCCCATTTAAGGGGGATAAATTTGATTAAGTTTTGATGTACGTACTAACTAAATTGACTTTTAAGTTTGCACTAGCTCCAGTCGCATACACCGATACATTTCCGGATACTCCGTTAATATTACTTGATAATTCAATAATATCAGCAGTGTTATTACTACAAATGCTACCATAAATTGTAATATAAGCTGTAGTACCGTCATGTATCAATAGTGTTTCTACTGATTGGAATCCATCATCACCTGATGCACTAATAATATATTTCGCTGTTCTAAATGTACCTGGGGCAAATTGATCAACAACTGTATTAGTAGTTACTACTACATTTGAACGATTACTTGTTAATCCACCGTTAAGAGCAACATAGTTAGCAGTTAAGTTACCAAAAGTAGTTGCACCTGTTACTATTAATGTACCTACATTAGCAGTACCAGCAGTGCTTATGTTACCACCAGATATATTACCAGTAACATTAGCTATACCACTAATGCTTATATTACCGCCGGATATGTTACCGGTTACATCTAAACTTGTTAATGTACCAACGCTTGTGATATTTGGTTGAGCATTAGTTGTTACTGTGGCCGCTGTACCCGCCGTTGCTACATTTAAGTTAGCAACCTGAGTAGTAGATGAGACTATGAACGGTGCAGTACCAGTTGCTATTATAGAAGTAAATGTATTAGCAGATATATTATTAACATTACTAATATTACCACCTGAACCAGATGTTGTTATATTACCAGCAGTTAAATCCCCAGTAACATTTAATGTGCCTGCTATATTAGCACCGGTACCAGTAATAACAACTACATTGGCATTGCCAGCAGAGCTAAAGTTTATATTGCCATTAACTGTTGGAATATTTACATTACTTGTTCCGTTACTTATACCTGATGAGTTGACTGAGACAAAAGACAATCCACCAGAACCATCTGTACTTAATACTTGACCACTTGTTCCACCTGATATATGTAAGTTAGCTACTGCGCCTAATGTAACATTAGCTGTAGTTGTAAAATTAACTACACCGGTTGCATTGCTTACTGTTAATCCAGTTAAACTGCCAACACTTGTAATATTTGGTTGAGCCGCAGTTGTTAGTGTACCTGTAAAGAAATTAGCACTTACTAAGTTAGCGCCAGTGATGTTACCGGCAACTAAATTACCAGTGATATTAGCTGTACCAGATATGTTAGCACCAGTACCAGTAACCACCAATGTAGTGTTACCGGCTGCAGTAATATCAACGTTACCATTAACTGTTGGAATATTTACATTACTAGTTCCGTTACTTATACCTGATGAACTTATTGAGATGAATGACAATCCACCTGAACCATTTGTGCTTAGTACTTGACCATTAGTACCGCCGATAATTGTTATATTACCAACTGCCCCTAAATTACTTGTACCAGTAACTGCCAAAGTCCCTACATTAGCTGCTCCAGCTGTACTTATATTACCACCAGATATATTACCTGTTACAGTTAAACTTGTTAGTGTACCAACTGAAGTAATATTTGGTTGAGCCGCAGTTGTTAATGTACCTGTAAAGAAATTAGCACTTACTAAGTTAGCGCCAGTAATGTTACCACCTGAGCCTGCGCCTGTACTGATATTACCAGCACTGATGTTACCGGTAACTGTTAAATTACCTAATGTTCCAACACTTGTTAAATTACTAGTAACAATATTTGCATTCAATGCAGTACCGGTTAAGTTAGCCGCATTAGCAGTAATTGCTGTGTTAGATGCCGCTGTTAGTTGACCTTGTTGATTAACTGTAAATGTTGCTACAGCATCACCACTACCGTATGAACCAGAAGTAACTGCTGTATTACTAATACTAAATTCATTGCCAGTTAATGTCAATCCTGTACCAGCTATGTATGAACCAGCTCCAGAGAATTGTACCCAAATAATTTGTGTTGTACCAACTGTTATTGGTGTATTTGCAGTAGAAACCCAACCTGTATCTGCATTATATGTACCTTGTTCAACAAAGGTAAATGCTCCTGCCATTTCAGTACCAACGTCAAAATCAGTTGAACGTGTTAATATGAAGGGAGCCGCACCTGAACCAACTTGTGTTACTACATAGATACCATTGAATGCGGCTGATTGTGTTGTAGTATTAACAAATGCACCAACTTCATTCTTTATCAAAACACGTTCATTGAGAGATGGAGTTGATCCGTCAATACTTAATGCGCCGTTTGAAGAACTAGTAATTGTTGCTCCAACACCACTTGTTCCATTATTGTATGTGTATCCACTACCAAAAATACTTGTTGTAGTAGCATATACTACTGATGCCTTAGGATCTAGTCCTTGGGCAACACTATCAACATATGCTTTAGTAGTAGCATCAGTATCATTAACTGGTGTAGCAAGACCTGTAATGTTAAAGCTATTCATACTAACATTACCACCAAAACTACCTGTTCCAGTTGCAATCAATACTGCTGTACCCAAGTTACCAACGTTAGCATTACCGGTAACACTTAATACACCGGGTGTAGTTAAATTACCAACGTTAGCATTGCCACTTACAAGTAATGATGTTAGTGTACCCAAACTAGTAATGTTACCCTGTGCGTTGCCTGTTACTGTGACTGCGAATGTTGCATTACCAACAGTACCAGTAACATTTGCACCAGCAATATTTGTTAAGCCTGCACCATTACCTGTAAATATACCTGTATTAGCGGTAATGTTAGCGGCAGTGATGTTTCCATTTACGTCAAGACCAGTTAATGTACCAACACTAGTAATATTAGCTTGTGCGGCACCTGTTACTGCTACTGCTAAACCAGCTGTTGCTACATTTAAGTTAGCAACCTGTGTTGTTGAAGTAACAACAAACGGTGCTGTGCCAGTAGTTATAATAGAAGTAAATGTATTAGCAGATATATTATTAGCACCGGTAATGTTACCAGCTGAACCAGCTGTTGTTATATTACCTGCAGTTAAATTTCCAGTAACATCAAAATTACCAGATACATTTGCACCAGTACCAGTAACTACTAATGTAGTATTACCGGCTGCTGTAATATTAACGTTACCGTTAACAGCTGGAATATTTACATTACTTGTACCGTTAGCAATTCCTGAGCCTGCTGAGATTGGTGCCCATACTAACGCACCTGAGCCATTTGTTTGTAGATAATATCCGTTAACACCACCAGTAATAGTAACGTTACCAACATTACCTAAATTACTTGTACCAGTAACTACCAGTGTTCCTAAGTTAGCTTCACCTGCAGTACTTATATTGCCACCGGATAAATTACCTGTTACAGTTAAACTTGTTAGTGTACCAACACTTGTAATATTTGGCTGAGCATTTGTATAGACTGTGCCGGCAACTAGTGCGTTACCAACTTGTCCAGATACATTTGCACCTGCTATATTACTTAAGTTATTACCAGCACCAATAAAGAAATTAGCGGTAAGAGCGTTACCCAAATTAGCATTGTTTGCTGTAATATTACCGGTTGTAGCATCTAGTAATATATTACCAGTTGTTATACCTTGTTTTACATTAAAATATTTTGTAGTCATTTTTGATCCTTTTAATCTGCTACGTAAACGCCCAATAAATTCACCGTTGTGTTAGCTGAGCCAGTTGTGGCTAGCAACCTAACATTTCCGGAAATTACATTCGTTGACAATGCTATAATATCGAACCCTACAGTAGATAAACTACCATATATAGTTACATAACTATTAGCACTATCGTGTATCAATAATACTTCAACAGCTTGATATCCGTCATCACTGTTGACTCTCATTGTGTATTTAGCTGACCTGTATTTAATGACCGGAAAGCTATCAATTACTGTATTTGTTGTAACAGCTATTGGTGTTCTGTTACTATAGATATCACTGACTTTTAAGTTTGTTATTGTTGCTGTATCATTAACAATCAAATTACCTCGGGCAGTTACATTTCCTGTAGTACTTCCCATTGAAATATTAGCTATTAGACCAAAATTAATATTACCAATTGCTGTAGTAAAAATACCAGCATCACCGCCACTAACAGCTACTGTACCAGTACTTAATGTTAATAACCCGGCAGTTGACGATATATTTCCAGTAATACTAGCATTGCCACTAGCAATAATATCACCCGTCACATCAACATTAGTTCTATTAATAGTTGCTACTATATTAGCTGTACCAGAACCGCCTACTATGAATTTTACTGCGCTAGGAATTTTACTAGTTCCTATAACTAAATTACCACCACGTACATATAGATATCCGTCATCTGGCGTTAGTGCATTACCTAAACTATTTGTTTGAGTACCGTCCCATGCACTACCTGTAATACCCATATTGATATAGTTGTTTACACTATTACCATTATCTGAGGTTAATGCAATGTCAGTACTAGATGTTGCTCCGGTATTGATATTTTGAAAATTTATCTGTGACGCACTATTTAAGTTACTAGTAAATTGTACTATAGTGTTTGGAACAGCAGTAAAACCAGTAACACCTGCCTGCAATGCATTTTTACCATTAATACTGTTGCCAGAAAATATACCATTTGCGGCACTTATATTAGCTGTTGTTAATGTATTTGTTACAGAATTAAACGTAAGATTTGCGGTTGCACCAAACTCATTATCATTATTAAATTGAATTTGTGTATTGCTACCGGCTGGTACACCACCTATGTCCCATGCCGCCCCGTTTGCATATAATAAATGATCGGTTAGTACATTTCCGGCTGATATATTACTTGTTACTGATAAATTACCTAATGTTCCAACACTAGTGATATTGGGTTGACTTGAACTTGTACTATCAAATACGCCATGGAAGAAATTAGCAGTTACAAGATTACCTAAATTAGCATTACCGGATGATATATTACCAGTTAGACTTAATGAAGTACTAGTGCCTGGATAAGCTGTGGTTTGAGTTGTGGTATCCGGAAATACAACATTTCCGGTACTATCAAAATTCCAAACTTTATTACCATTATCAGATACTATATCAACATCTATGTATGAAGTAATCTTAGATGTAAAAACATTACCTGAGGTATCTATAACCTCGGTGAGTTCATCACCCACCGAGAATCCATTTATAGAATTAAACCATCTAATTGTTGCCATATTATGTAATCAGCAATAATTAAATTGTCCTAATCTGTGTAGTCCAAGCAGTACTGTTACTACTAGATGGTGTAGCTTGCAATAATACATTGCCTGAAGCAACATTAACTGCTAGTGTTCCTGTAGTAGTACCAATACGAACTGTTCCGTAAATTACGTAATCTGCATCAGTACCATCAGTAACAGCTAATACAGTTGCTACACTATATTTTGATCCTGCTGAATCATATCCTTTAACTAAGAATTCAACACCTGTCACATTAGAACCAGTTAACTGGAATGTAGCAATTGTTTGATTAGCAGTAATAGATGTAGTACTTACTGTGTTTGCAGTAATTGATGTATTACCAATACCCAATGTAGTAACAGCAAATGAGTTTGCACTTAACGAACCGGTTGAAAGATTTCCAACTGTTACATTACCTATCTTAGAAACACTGAATTTACTTGCACCGCCAACTTGCAAGTCCATCAATAATGAGCCTGCACTAGAGTTAGTGTCAGTTATATTTTCTAGTATACCAGTAAATGTTGCTGAAGCATTATTCCAAGTTTGACTTACATTTATAGCTGATTTACTTGTCGTTATAGTTCCAGTTGATAGTTGTGCTGTATTTCCTACAAAATTATCAGCGTTAACGTTAGCTGTTGCGGTAAATGTATTTGCAGATACTACATTAGCACCAGTAATATTTCCACCAGAACCAGTTGTACTAATGTTACCAAATGTACCATTACCAGTTGCAGTAACTGCGCCGGCTGTACTAATATTTCCACCAGATATATTGCCAGTTGCAATAATTAGACCAGCTGTACCTAAATTACCTACGTTAGCATTACCAGTAACATCTAGTGTTAAGTTAGCCGTTAATACATTAGCAATAACATTTCCTGTTATTGTTACTGATGTACCAGTTGCCGCACCAATATTAGGTGACGTAAATGCTGCGCCAGCCGGAACATAAATGTTACCATTACCGTCAAACGCTGTTGTTGGGTTAGGGTTACCGTCAACCTTAGCATTAAACTGTGTGCCTATTAATACTAAACCAGCACTTGTATTAGCAGTGAATGAGCCAGCACCAGAGAACTGTACAAATACAATATCAGTTGTACCAACAGTAACTGGTGAGTTAGTTGTACATACCCAACCAGTATCAGCATTAGTTGTACCATATTCAACGAATACAAACGCACCTGGTATCTCACCACTTGGTGATGCACTATCAAAGTCAGTTGTTCTAGTAAGTACGTATGCAGCCGCACCTGAACCTGCAGCAGTAACTACATATATACCATTATAAGGTGCATTAGTTGTAGTTTCATTTTTAACCAATACTCGTTCGTTTATGGAAACTGCAGATCCATCAATTGACAATGCGCCAACTGCGTTACCTGTAATTGTTGCTCCTATGCCACTTGCACCGTTATTGTAAGTGTAAGCAGGAAGTCCGGCTGCTGTAGCATATACTACAGATGCTTTTGGATCTAGTCCTTGAGCAACACTATCAACATATGCTTTAGTAGCGGCATCATTATCTAGTGTTGGTGTAGCAAGATTTATAATTTTCTTACTAGAAACACTAACATTACCGGCACCAGTTGGAACTAGTATAACATCATTGTCACCGGGTGCGGCAGTTAATGTTAACGTAGTAGTATTAGAAGTTAATGTAGGTGATACCAATGCAAGTGCATTAACGGTGACACTAGCATTGATACTAGAGGTAGTTATATTTCCAACACTTATGTTACCTGTACCAATAATTTGACCATTACCAAAACCAAGATTACCAACGTTAGCATTGCCAGTCGTTGTAATTGTATTAGATCCGGCAGCGATAGTACCAATAATGTTACCAGCAGTTATATTACTTGTAGCAACAATATTACCTGTAGAAATACTGACGTTAACTGTGCTATTACCAACATTTAATACATTGGCTAAATTAGCAGTATTAGATGTTTTGTCAAAAGTAAATCCAGTACTTGAATTTGCAAAGCTATCATCATTAAATACAATTCCAGTATTTGAACCAGGTATTGTAACATTACCTGTGATATTACCACTGAAGTTACCACTAAAGTTATTAGCAGATATAGTACCAGTAGTAGTAATATTTGCATTAATAGTTAATAGATTTGAAGACAATACCATTAAGTTAGCTATTGGTATATTACCATTAGCAGGGTCAGCAATGTTGAAAGACACATTACCGTTTGGTGTTGTAGTTACAGTTGTATTACCGTTAACAAGTTTATCGGCTGCAATAGCAACAACACCTGTTAATTGACTACCGTTACCTAAGAAGTAACTACCAGTCACGTTACCAGTTGCAGTAACGTTACCTGTAACAGTTAATAAATTAGTACTATTATTGAAAGTGAAATTAGCACTAGCACCTAAGTTTCCGTCACCGTCATTAAATTGAATCTCTGTGTTTGCGCCAGCTGGGGTAATAAAGTCCCATGGTGTTCCATTTGCATATAATAAATTGTTAGTACGTAGGTTACCTACATTTGCTGTATCAGTTACAAATAAATTGCTTGATACATTTACAAAGTTTGCTGTAGCTAGATTACCTAAATTAGCATTGTTAAATTGAGCATTACCAAGAACAGTTAGTAGTTGAGTACTATCATCGTATATTAAATTACTAGAATCAGTTAATACACCACCAGTACCAGCAAATGTTACTCTAGTTGATGTTAATGCGTTAGAACGCAGGCTGTTAGCAATTACATTACCACTAAAGTTTGCTGTGTTACCTGAAAGTTCTAAATTAACTGTAACATTTGGAGCTACTACATTACCAATAAAGTTAGCTGTGTTACCTTGTATATTAAGACCAACGTTTGCATTACCACTTACAAAAACATCAGTTAAGAATGTTGTATTTGAAAGTGCTATACCACTAGCATTTGATGATATATTTTGATCACCAATAAGAATACTACTACCACTTAGAAATAAATCTTTCCAACGATTTGTCGCATTACCCAAATTAAACGTTATGTTGGCTGAAGGAATTAAGTTTCCAGTTGTTGTACCAGAAATTTCTAAGTTACCAATATTAGCTAAACCAAGTGTATTTAAGTTAGCACCTGTAATATTAGCATTTGCAGTAATATTAGCACTAGCATTAATATTACCAGTGACATTTACTACATTGGCTAGATTAGCGATACCATCAACATTTAATGAAATTAGATTACCAACATTAGTGATATTTGCTTGATTAGAACTTGTACTATCAAATACACCATGAAAGAAATTAGCAGTTGCAAGATTACCTAAATTAGCATTAGTAGCACTAATATTACCAGTAATAGTTAATAGGTTAGTACTAGAGTTAAAGGTAAAGTTCGCACTAGCACCAAACTCATTATCATTATTAAATTGAATTTGAGTGTTACTACCAGCTGGAATACCACCAATATCCCAAGGTTGACCGTTTGCGTATAACAAATGGTCTGTGCGTACATTACCAACATTTGCGGTGTCAGATACGTACAAATTGCCTGTTAGGTTAGCATTAGTTGTGGTAATGTCACCGTTTGCTAGTATAATATTGGCGGCATTTTCTCCTACTGAGAAGCCGCCAATCGAGTTAAATGCTTTGATTGCCATGGTAATGTCCTTTTATAAATGTATTTATGCTAGGTATAATAAAGTTACTTTGCATATTGTATAATCATCAGATTATATTTGGTTAAATTAGTAGAATCCGGAGTCACTACCAATTGTATCGTATCAGGCGATCCTGCCTGATAATTCACTGAAAAACTTCCCACACCACCATTGATGTAGAGTCCTGAATACTCATTAAATACCACCTCAGTTCCTAGAACTGCGGCAGCTATTTTTGCTGTTTGTCTGGTGTTACCTGCTACATCTGTGGAAATAATAGTAAAATCTATAGCTGATAAGTTGGCCAATGATGTTGACCACAATAATTGATTAGGTGTCGTAGCGGCTGTAGTAGCAAAATAAACAGTTGATTGATAAAATTCATTATCTCCTACACCCATTCTGAACGTATTTGCTATAACATTATTGGCAATAGACGTATTGCCCAAATTAGCATTAGCTGATGTAATATTACCAGATGCATTAAGCGTTACTGTAGATATTAAATTAGCCCCGGTAATATCACCGCTAGGGCCAGTGGTAGATAAATTACCAAATATGCCATTATTACCGGTAATATTACCTGTAGCATTAAATGTAGTAACATTTGCTGTACCAACTACAGTTAGTAAACTTGTAGTTTTATCAAATGTAAAGTTAGCACTTCCACCAAATTCATTAATGTCGTTGAATTGAATCTGTGTATTGCTACCGCCGGGCGTGCCACCAAAATCCCAAGCTGAACCATTTGCGTATAGTAAATTATTAGTACGTACATTACCCACAGTTGCAGTATTAATTACAGATAAATTGCTTGATACATCTACAAAATTAGCGGTTGCTAAGTTACCTAAATTAGCATTATTAAACTGCGAATTACCTACAACAGTTAATAAATTAGTTGTTTGGTTAAATGTAAAGTTGGCACTAGCACCAAAGTTAGTATTGCCGTCATTAAATTGAATCTGCGTATTAGATCCTGCAGCCTCTTGTAAATCCCAAGGTTGACCATTTGCATATAATATATTGTTAGTACGTAAATTACCTACATTTGCTGTATCAGCTACAAAAAGATTACCTGATATATTTCCAGAATTTGCAGTAACTGTGTTAGATGATACATTAGACGTAATATTAGTAGCAGTTAAATTACCTGTAACAGTTAAATAACCAGATACGTTTGTTCCGGTACCTGTAACAACTAGTGTTGTATTGCCGGTAGCAGTAATATTAACATTACCATTAGCAATTGGAATGTTTACGTTACTATTACCGTTTGCTACCCCTGAACTATTTAAGTTTGCTAAATATCCACCGTCACCAATAAAGAAAGCACCAGTGTTGGCAACAATATTTCCACTAGCTGTTAGTGAGGTTGTTACGTGTATATTTCCAGAACCATTTGGAGTAAGAAATATATTACTGTTAGCAGTAATAGTACTGATAGTAGTATCAGTAAAGTTTAGATTACCAATATTAGTATTACCACTGATATTACCACTGGGTTGATTAGTTACACCAATCAAGCCTACATACTGATAACCTACAACATAAACACTTTTACCTGTAATAGGGCTGGCAATCTGAGTTGGTACATTTGCACCGTTGAAGTTTAATACACCAGATTGATAATCAAAGAACCATGTATCATCTCTTCCAGAACCAGCTTGGAATAATTTAGTACCTGATGTTTGTGGATTAGTTACACCAGTGTTGGCTACATATACTTGTACAAGATAGTTGTCGCCAAATTGAGTTGGTACCCAATTAATTTCGTTTGTCTTCCACGTTTGATTGTCAGGGGCGGTTAAGTCTTCAGTACATTCTACGCTAGGGCTAAAACTCCCTACACCATCTTTATAAACTTTAATAATACTAGTTGTTGTGGCAGGCGGATTTCCTGTAATCTGGTCACTCTCCATCCAAACAAGATCGCCACGATATAGTAATGGGCTAGGGATACTTTCATTGAAAGCTTCTTTAACTGTTGCTTCTGCAGTTTTGGTTACAGCGTAACCAACTTTTTTCCACAGATAGTCAATCTTTTGTGATTCGTTAAACGTTGCGGCCATTACGTTGCTACTCCTATCTGTAAATCAGTTATAGTTTGACCGGCTGCCAACGCAATTCTAATTAAAATATTATTACCAAAACTATTAGCTTGATTCTGTGACCCAAGCGTCATAGTATATCTTACATTTGTTATCTGTGTATTCAATGGTATAACATCTGATCCAGTTAACGCACATCCGTTAGTACCAGCTGGGTTTCCACCTGTAGCACTATTACCCGGTACTCCCGCACCGTTATATTGTTCATATCCAGTTAACCATCCGTTAATAGTACTAGTGGGTCCTGGGAATCCCGGAGTAGGTGATGCGAATCCACCCTTGTCAATTGTTGTGCCAGGTGCCGCTACCCATAAGCCTGATATACCAGTTGACCCTGTAGTTAATATAATATCAAAATTAGCTAAACTAGTTCTTACAAATGCAAAAGTAAAATACTGTAACCCTGATCGTCCTGTAGCTAAGTCAGGTCCAATTGGTAAATACCCAGTAGATAAATCTACAGCATAATGTTTTAACACACCGTATCTAACAACTGCTTCTGGTGTACCTGCAATAGTTTGAGCACCTGACCATACATTGCTAGTATAATAATTTGTATTATTACTAAAGACTGGTGTATTACCTGCTGTACTCATTACTATACGAATAGCAGGTTGTGTATTACTTGCTACATTAGCAGGTATATTTGCTTCATTAAATCCAGAGTTGGCGCCAGCATACATTTGTATTTTAGTAGGCAGTTGAATTGTTGTGCTAGTACCAACAACGTTGAATATATTTGCCGCTAATGTTGATACTCCGTTAACTGCACCGTTAACTAATACGTTGAGATTACCCATTGAATAGTTAGTTGATATACCTATGTTAGCTTTAACATTTGATCCAGTCAACATAGAGTTAGCACTATTATCAATCTGTGCTAATGTTTTAGTTTGTGTAGATATAACTGATCCAGAACCTTCATATGATGTACCAGATGCTACCGTGAATGGGTCAGCACTACGGAATGTTTGTCCTGTAAAGTTTTGTAATTCTAAATTAGCGACTGTAATTGCAGGAGATCCAGTAGCACTATAATATGGAATACCTGAAATGTATCTAAATGTTCCTGAAGTAGCAGTAACCATCGCTGTATTCGTAGTAACTAAGGTTGGTGCAGAATTTAAGTTGTCTTTTACCATTCCAATAGTATTAGTATTACCTGTAGTTGAATGACGTAATTGGAAATCATTGTAACCATTACCTAAACTAGCTAGTGTATTGCTAATCGTAGCAGAGAATACTTTGTAGAATCCTGTAGGAACAGCGGTATTTGCTACATGTAAATCTCTGTCGGCTGATACTACTAATGAACTGTATGTTCCAACAGCATTTCCACTAGTACTGAATGAAGTGTTGCCGGCTTCTGCATTATTTACATAGGCAGTTAATGTACCGGTAAGTGCTGTATTTGCATTTGTTACTTGTGTGCTGGTTGATACTGGTGTAGTTGTAGCTATACGGGTAACTGCTGTACCATTAGCTAATATATTTCCGCCAGTATTATCAGCCGCTCCTGCCGCTAATAATGGGCTAGTACCTTGACTAGCTGTAGCGATAGTAACATTAGTGAAACTACTTAGATTAGAAGGAGCTGTTGGATTAGCTAAAATAGTAATATAATTTGTTTTTGTATTTGTATTACTTTGTAACGTGGTGCCTGGAGTACCGTTTGCTTGTAATGCAACTGTTTTACCACCAATAGTAGGTGATCCATAATCGTTAAGATATGAGTGTGTAATATTAGCACGACTTGTTACACCACTGTTACTTGTAGTGTCACCCCATGACCAATTAAACACATTACCAGTAAAGTTAACGTTAGGTGATGTATCATTACTGAAGTTAAACAAGCTTCTATCACGACCTAAATAGTCAGTAAACAAGTAACCAACTTGAGCATTAGAAGTATATCCTGTAGCGTCAGTTTGAGTATTAGCGGTTCCTGTAAAGTTAGCTCTAACTTCTGGTTCAACTGTAATTGTAATATTACTAGATATGAACGGGCTAGTACTAAATCCTGTATACAATGAAAGATTTGCTACATAACTTACTGTGGTAGCCGCATTCTGTTGTACTGAACTTAACGCAAATGCATGAGTAATATTAGCCGCTCCTGGGTTACCAGCAAGTCCAGTTTGAATATTAATGTTACTATTAGCTGTACCATCTCCCCAACGGAAGTTATATAATTGTTGTGCACCAAAACTAGCAGTATTACCTGGACTGCCAGGAGTATCATTTCTGAAACTAATTACACCACCTGAGGTAGCAAGATAGTTAATAGTTGAAGTAGAATTAGCTGTAAATGCCGGGCTTTGCGGAGAATATACTTTAACATTAGTATTCGCTGTTGTAACACTATACGGAGGCGCATTACCTGCTGTCTGGTTTGTACCAGTTAAATTAATTCCATATATAGAATCAACATTGGCAGAATTAATGTATTGATGAGAATCAGTTGTCCATGAATTACCAGGATTAACAGCAGTATTGCCATCACCATAATTAATTGTAAATGATGTAGCATACAAACTTGTATTAGTTAATGTAACATTACTACCAGTATCTAAACTAGTTGGACTAGCTGTAAATGATGGTATTGGTAATGGTGTGAACAGTGTTATGAAATTAGTATTAATTGAAGTAGCGGTTGAGCCTTTTGCTCCATTGGCTGCATTACCTCCATATGTACCATTTACATTGAATGCTGTAAATGTAACTGTAAATTGTCCACCTAATACATTACTATATGTTTTTGTAGGATTACGTAAAGTGCTAGTTGTGCCGTCACCAAAATTCCAAAGATAATTAGTAGGATTGCCAATATAGTTTCCAGTAAATGCCACTGATAACGGACTAGGCCCTGATGTTACATTAGCACCAATGTATATATTACCTACAAAAGTATTTCCAGCAATATTTAAACTAACCTGATTCAAATCATCTAATCCATCAGTAACATATGTACTAGTAGTCCATCCGTTATACGCAACATTAGTTGTTAAGTCACTATCAGATGGTGTACCTAATGGAATAAGATTACCTGTAACTCCGGCTATGCTACCACCGCTAATCCAAGACAGGTTACCGGTGCCGTCAGTACCTAATACGTATCCAGTAACTCCTCCAGTAATATGTACATTAGTAACATTACCCAATGCTACATTAGCTGTGTTTGCAAAATTTATATTACCAGTAGATGTTAAACCAGTTAGATTGCCCACGCTTGTTAAATTACTAGTAGTAATATTTGAATTTAATGTTGTGCCTGATAAGTTAGCGGCATTAGCAGTAATTGCTACATTACTTGCGGCAGTTAACTGACCTTGTGGATTAACCGTAAATGTAGCAACAGCATCGCCGTCACCATATGAACCAGCCGTTACTGCTGTATTAGATATACTAAATTCAGTACCATTTAATGTTAAACCAGTGCCTGCTGTGTATGAACCTGCACCAGAGAACTGAACAAATATAATTGGTGTTGTGCCCATTGTAACTGGTGAGTTTGTTGTACAGACCCAACCAGTATCAGCTAATGTTGTACCATGCTCAACAAAAGTAAATGCTCCTGGAATTTCACCACTCGGTGAACCGTTGTCAAAATCAGTAGTTCTAGTTAATACAAAAACTGAACTAGCACTTCCTGGATCAGTAACTAGATAGATACCGTTATAAGGATCATTTGCCCCTGTTTCATTTTTAATTAATACACGACTGTTAATACTTGGATAACCACTATCAAGTGTTAATTCTCCATTACTAGTTGCAGTAATAGTTGCCCCGACACCGCTTGCTCCGTTATTATATGTATATGCTGGAAGTGCTGTTGTACTAGCATAGGTTACAGATGCCTTAGGATCTAGGCCTTGTGCAACTAAATCAACATATTGTTTTGTTGCGGCATCTTGATTATTTACAGGTTCAGCAAGACTTGTAATGTTCCTGTTGTTCATGTTTACATTGGCGCCAAAACTACCTGCACCAGTAGCAATTAAATTAGTTGTTCCTAAATTAGCAACATTAGCATTACCAGTAAAGGTAGCTGTATTACCCGTTAAATCAAACGCAAAATTAGCATAGTTTGCTTTTACTAAGTTACCTAAATTAGCATTTGCTGAAGTTAAATTGCCACTAAAATTAGCAATATTACCATTGACTTCATATGCAACGTTTACATAATTAGCTATTGCCAAGTTACCTAGATTAGCATTTAATGAAGTTAAATTACCAATAAAGGTAGCAGTATTGCCTTCAAGGTGATAAGAGACATTTACATAATTTGCTGTTGCTAGATTACCTAAATTAGCGTTACCTGAGGTAAGATTAGCAGTAATATTTGCATTACCGTTTACTAGTATTCCAGTAGATGAAATAACAACTACATTACTAACAGTGTCTGAACTTATATTAATATTTGCATTTGCATCTACTATAATGCTACTACTACCATTTACGATACTAGCTGTATTAGAATTACCTGTACCTATTACAGTAAACGTACCACCTAATGGGTTTGTTAATGTAATTCCGTTTGACCCTGACGTAATAGTAGATCCGTTTAGGTCAATTGTATTACCTGATATATATAAATCATTCCAACGTTGTGTTGGACTACCTAAATTGTATGTTAGATTAGAACTTGGTACTAAATTTCCAGCAACAGTTAAATTAGATTCTGTTACAGTTAATGTTGTGCTACCATTAGCAGTAAGAGTTATATTACCGTTTACTAACGGAATTTCTACATAACTATTACCATTGGCAAATCTACCTATAAAATTACTAGCAGTTACATTGCCAGTTGCAGTAATATTTCCGCCAATTATAACAACATTAGATACTAGATTACCTATAGTTAAATCTGTTAAATTACCTACGCTAGTAATGTTTGATTGATTACTTGCGGTAACATAACCAGAGAAAGATGAATAGTTTGCATTTGCTACATCTCCGGTAACATTAGCACCTTGGATATTACTTAAATTGTTTCCTGATCCAATAAAGAAATTTGCAGTTACTGCATTACCTAAATTAGCATTTAACGAAATTAAATTACCACTGAAGTTAGCTATATTACCATTTAGATCATATACAACATTTACATAATTAGCGGTAGCTAAATTACCTAAATTAGCATTATTAAATTGTGTATTTCCTAATACTGTTAATAAATTAGTAGTATTATTGAATGTTAGATTAGCACTGGCACCAAATTCACTATTATCATTAAATTGAAGTTGTGTGTTATTTCCGGCTGGGTTTCCACCTAAATCCCAAGGACTACCATTTGAATATAATAAATTATCTGTACGTAAATTACCTACGTTTGCTGTATCAGTTACAAACAAATTGCTTGAAACGTTTACAAAGTTTGCTGTTAGTAGATTACCTAAATTAGCATTACCCGAAGTGATATTACCATCAACTGTTAAACTTGTTAAGTTGCCAACACTTGTAATATTAGGTTGAGCATTTGTATATACTGTACCTGCAACTAATGCATTGGCTGCTTGACCGGTAACATTGGCTCCATTAATTGATGATAATCCAGAACCGTTTCCTGTAATATTAGTAACAGATAGTGTATTAGTATTGTAATCAAATGTAAAGTTTGCGCTAGCACTAAATGCGTTATTATTATTAAATTGAACTTGTGTATTACTACCAGCCGCATTAGTTGTGAATACGTAGGGTGTACCATTTGCATATAAAATACTATCTGTTTTAAGAGTACCTGTAGTAGTATTACCCTGAACGGTTATTCCCTCAGTAGTGATAATAGCTACATTAGATGTGCCATTTACACTGGCTGTAATATTACCACCAACTGTTGCAATATCTACATTACTATTACCATTACTAATGGCTGATCCGGTACCAGGAGGTGACCATTGAATTACGCCATTACCGTCTGTAGTTAATAAATATCCAGAACTACCACCTGTAATTGTTATGTTAGATACTGGTCCTAAATTACTTAACCTAGTAACGTTTATGCTTGGAACTGTAAGTAGATTAGTTGCAGCCTCAAATGTTAAATTTGCACTACCGTCAAACTGTCCATTACTATTATATTGTAAGCTATTATTAGGACCAAATGGGTTTCCACCTGCATTAAAAGGTCTTCCATTGGCATAATAATAATTAGCGGCATATACACTATGTACAGCCACGTTACCATTGGCATTTAATACGTTAGTAATTATATTGCCATTGGCATCAATTACTGGTACAGGTGGTATACCTACTGAGTATCCACCGAACGAATTAAAGTTATCTACTGCCATCTAGTATCCTGAATAATAGTTATTATATATTTATCTTTTCCTAGTCAGTAAAAAGCATGAAAAAAGCACCCTGGAGATCTTTTTCTCTAAATACAATATGTTAACAAGACAACCATCAAGACCACTATGTGAAAATTGTAAAGTAACATTGGCAAAGGCTAATGGTATAAGCAAACATGGCTTTAATAAATGGCACAAGTATTGTGTTGAATGTAGTAAAGCCGCATACAATCCAAAGCACGGTTATCTATTACATAAGAAAAATAAATGTGAGAAGTGTGGTTTTATACCAGAAGATAAATGTCAACTTGATATTGTTTATAAAGATAACAATAAAAAGAATAAAGAAAAAAGTAACTTGAAAACACTATGTGCCAATTGTAATAGAGTGTACCAAAAAAAATTAAAAGAAAAACAAAAATCTATATTAGATATTACTGTTGACACTGACTATACGTTATAGATTACCAGTGTCTGTTGATGGGAACGCTCTGCCCTCTCCCCATATAATTCGTACTGCACCCGGGCCGCCTCTTCCAGCATTAGTATTTTGGGCGCCACCTTGTCTGCCCCCGGCGCCACCTCCTCCGTAATAACCACCCATTTGATAAGTGGTCTCTGGGTAATTAGCGGCAGTGTAAGCAGGATTTTGACCTTGTCCATATGGATATCCAGCGCCTCCGCTAGATCCACCGGCGCCTGCAGCACGGCTACCGACTCCCCCTGCTCCATTAGATCCTTGACCATATATACCAACACCACCGCCCGGCCCACCTGACAGGACACTGCCGCTAGCTCCACTAGCTCCTCCACCTCCACCTCCACCTGTACCGGCGGCGCCGTTAACGGCTGCACCACTCAAACCCGTGCCTCCATTACCACCATTACCAGAATATCCACCGGCGCCACCGGCACCTGGAAAATAATTTGTGGTGCCACCACTTCCGCCATTACCGCCTCCGTCGCCAGTATAGCCACCACCACCTCCACCTCCGCCAAAATTTGGAGTTGCTCCTCCTCCACCAGCGCCTAAAACTAAACTAGAATTATTAAACCAACTTGATTCGCCACCACCACCATTATAGTTTCCACCACTAAAGAACCCACCTCTTCCACCATTTCCAACTACAACAGTATAGCTTACACCCGGAGTTACTGCAATATTGTTTTTCCAACCTAGACCGCCACCTCCACCACCCGGCGCCCAATCAACTGTAGTATTTGCTAACGCTCCGCCACCCCCGCCACCTACTGCTACTGCACAAACTGATGTTACATTAGGTGGACATACCCATGAATATGTCCCGACTGCAATAAATTCGGTCTGCGCAGGAGCTGTATATGTAACTGTTAATCCAGCTGGTAAAGTTATACCACTAATTATCATTATAAGTTACCAGTATTAGTTGATACTTCAAATACTATTGGCATAATTGTTATTCCTTAAAAAATTGTTGCTTAACCGTAACTTGCGGCTGCTAGATAACCTCTTGCTGTACCAACACCAGTAACATCAGTACCTACTACACCCGTATTTGTTACTAGGTTAGTTATTGATTGCCGGCCGGCTCCGCCAGTAGTGCCATATCCAAATATAGCCTTATCAGTGCCATAACCTGCAGCAGCTGGATATAATCTAGCAGTACCTACGCCAGTTGTATCATTAGCAACTACACCTGTGTTTGATACTAGATTGGTTATTGCTGTTACACCACTATTGCCTTGTCCATATCCGAATATAGCTTTATCACTACCATATCCTGCAGCCGCTAATTGATTTCTAGCAGTACCAACTCCGGTAACATCTGTTGAAACTACACCGGTGTTTGATACTAAATTTGTCATTGATAGAACACCGGATGCATCACCATAACCAAATATAGCTTTATCACCGCCATAATCTGCGGCTGTTGGACCATTTCTAGCAGTACCAACACCTGCAGTATCATTAGATACTACACCTGTATTTGATACTAAATTGGTTATTGACTGATTGCTAGTACTATAGCCATATCCAAATATAGCTTTATCTGTACCATATCCGGCTGCCGCTAAACTATACCTAGCAGTACCAACACCAGCAGTATCATTTGCTACTACACCGGTATTTGATACTAAATTGGTTACCGATTGATTAGTGTAAGTAGGAGGACCAAGTAGACCGTATCCAAATATAGCTTTATCTCCCCCATACCCGGCGGCTGCAAGAGCCCATCTAGCAGTACCTACGCCAGTTGTATCATTAGCAACTACACCTGTGTTTGATACTAAATTGGTTATTGATGTTGGTCCAGCACTTATATCACCGTAACCAAATATAGCTTTTTTACCCACCGGCGCTACATATGGTTCAATACTAATCCCACCTGATATAGTTGCACCTTCAAATATTATTGGCATAATTGTTATTCCTTAAAAAATTGTTGGTTAACCGTAACTTGCGGCTGCTAATCCATATCTTGCAGTACCAACGCCTGTAGTATCTGTTGCTACTACACCGGTGTTTGATACTAAGTTGGTCATTGATAATCCATCACCACCACCTAAATAAGGATTATAACCATATCCAAAGATAGCTTTATCTGTGCCATAACCTGCGGCTGCAAGCCTTTCCCTAGCAGTACCTACTCCAGTTGTATCACTTGCAACTACTCCGGTATTTGATACTAGGTTGGTCATGGATAATTGAGAGCCAACACCATTGCCTCCATAACCAAAAATAGCTTTATCAGTTCCATATCCGGCAGCGGAAGGATATTGTCTAGCAGTACCAACACCTGCTGTATCAGTTGCAACAACACCTGTATTAGTTACTAGGTTAGTTATCGCTGTATTTGTCCCGGTATATCCATATCCAAATATAGCTTTATCAGTGCCATAACCTGCGGCTGCTAGATAATATCTAGCAGTACCTACGCCTGTTGTATCAGTAGCAACAACTCCGGTGTTTGAAACTAAGTTAGTCATTGATACTGCTACAATAGTATATCCATATCCAAATATAGCTTTATCAGTACCATAACCAGCTCCCGCTAAAAGCCATCTAGAAGTACCAACACCTGCGGTATCTGTAGCTACTACTCCGGTATTTGATACTAGATTAGTTAGTGATACAGTAGTGCTACCATTATTTCCATATCCAAATATAGCTTTATCTGTGCCATAACCTGCGCCTGCAAGATATCGTCTAGCAGTACCAACACCTGTTGTATCAGTTGCAACAACACCTGTATTACTTACTAGGTTGGTCATTGATACAACAACAGTTGTCAATCCATATCCAAATATAGCCTTACTACCCGCCGGTGGTATATACGGTTCAATGCTAATCCCACCCGATATAGTTGCACCTTCAAATACTATTGGCATAATTGTTATTCCTTAAAAAATTTATGAGCCGTAACTTGCGGCTCCCACATAACCTCTTGCGGTACCAACTCCAGTAGTATCAGTAGCAACAACACCTGTATTTGACACTAGGTTGGTCATTGATTTATTAGTGTCTCCATATCCAAATATAGCTTGACCAGAACTACCAAAATTAGTGGCTGCAAGATAACCTCTAGCAGTACCAACTCCAGTAGTATCAGTAGCAACAACACCAGTGTTACTTACTAGGTTAGTCATAGAAACACCAGAAGCACTTGAGTTCAACCCATATCCAAATATAGCTTTGTCTGTGCCGTATCCTGCCGCAGCTAATCCAAATCTAGCAGTACCGACTCCAGTGGTATTATTAGCAACGACACCTGTGTTGCTTACTAAGTTGGTTATTGATACTCCAGTAGGGAATGAGGTAGTTCCGTATCCAAAAATAGCTTTGTCTGTGCCGTATCTTGCGGCTGCTAGTTCACTTCTAGCAGTACCGACTCCAGTAGTATCAGTAGCAACAACACCAGTGTTACTTACTAAATTTGTTACTGACGTACCAAATCCATATCCAAATATAGCTTTATCTGTTCCATAACCAGCGGCCGCTGGATAAGCTCTAGCAGTACCAACTCCAGTAGTATCAGTAGCAACTATCCCTGCATTACTTACTTTGTTGGTCATTGATACTTGAACACCTGTATTTCCATATCCAAAAATAGCTTTATCACCTCCGTAACCAGCGGCTCCCACTCCATATCTAGCAGTACCAACTCCAGTTGTATCTGCGGCTACTACACCTGTGTTTGATACTAAGTTAGTCATTGACAGATTAGAACCATTATACCCATATCCAAATATAGCTCGTATTCCAGCCGGTGGTATGTATGGCTCAATACTAATCCCACCCGATATAGTTGCACCTTCAAATATTATTGGCATATTATGTTATCCTTTATGTTATTTAGCAAAAAAACATAGTATACTAATAAGCTATTACTATATGTGTAAGACATTTTTAGCCAACAAAAAAGCACTACGAATAGTGCTTTATTGTAACTTCCCATCCCAAGGGTTGATTTTAATCTCTATCGTCACTCATACCTACATAGTATAATAACGTTAAACCATATATGATACACATTAATGGCAATCCATAATTAATAAGCATTGCAGGTAAACGCTCATCAGCTAACATACTATTAACCATGGTAGGATCATTCACAGGTGTTGCCATGATGTGTGCCATAGTATCATATATTTTATTCAATACTAAGTAAGCACTACCACCTAACACACCTAAACCACCGGCAATTGTTTTACCCATATTGTTTCCAAATCCTTCAGAAATTCCTGAACCAGCATCAGCTTTGGCTAGTGCTTCAGTTTTCTTTTTAGCTTCTTCAGCACTTTTACTAGTTTTCAAAATGTTAATTAATTCATTTTTTCTACTCTGTGCTTGTTTATATGCTTGTTGCGCTTTAGGAGATGAGGCTAAAAACTTATCTAATAAACCTGATACTTTTGATTGTAACCATTCTCCAATACCCTCATCAAGTTGTTGTTGTTCACTTGCTTCATTGATGAGGTCTATGTAATTTCTAAATAAGTCCGTACTCATAATAATTCCTTTAATATATTTATGCTATCTTACGCTTTTTGCCACCAAGTTGCCAACCATCATCTAAGTAACTTTGTAGTACATCCTTCTTTACTTTCTTCTCTGTATTGTCTTTGTTGATACTTATATTACCAAGTACAGCGTTGGCTACATTAGCTCCGTGTGTCTTTACTTTTGCTACACCTTTTTGTGTTATAGAACGCTTTAGTTTTTCTTCTTCACTCATAGGACCTTTAGATTTACCTTTAAGTGCTAAACTTTGTTTTTGTTTTGTTTCTTCACTTGCTATATAACCTGCTCTACTTTCTTTCCACTTAGCAATAGTTTCTTCTGATTTTGGTGCTCTTTGTAATGCGGCATTTCTTAAATTTTTTCTATGTTCATCTGTTATTTCTACTCCACCTTTATTCCATGGTACAAGATTTTTAGATTTCATAATCTTTGAATGATTCTCAGCGTGTTCTATTCTATATTTTTCATAAACTCTGGAAGTAATTGCTGATGAGTATCGTTGATGTGTATCTCCTATTGCCCTCATACCCATCAACGCATATATCATTTTACTTCGTGCTTCTCCATCAGTCATTTTAACTAATAGCCAATGACAAATGAAATGCTCACGGGCTGATAGATATGTTAGATTAGATTTATCATTAGACCCGCCTAAAGATTGAGGCATAATATGATGCCGTTCTCGTCCGGGTGCTTTGCTCCAATTACGAGAAACTGAACGGTCTATAAATTTATGATATAGTTTGGTATATTTATTTTCTTTGTACATAATAGTATTTATGCCAATACTTGACATTCTACTATTATATCATAAAAAAGAGTGCCGAAGCACCCTTTTGATTGCAGATTGTCCCGAAAGACAATCTGATGTACCCAATTTCACTGAAAAGTTAAATTTTGTACTGCTATTTCGCCAACATAGTCGGCAGCATTACCAAATGAGCTGGCCGTATTCGTTAATTCGATGTAACCATATCTGGTCATAAAACTAACTACTGGTTCGAATGTTGATGGATCCAATACAACTCCACTGCTCATCAATGGAATGTATGGGCAATAGAATGCGGCTGCATCAGTTTCGCTAGAACCTTTATAACCAACTAGTACTGGAATAGTATCAGCGGCATAACTGTCAACGAACACACGCATAGCGCCGTTCAATGTACCAACAAACTTAGTGTTAGTTGGAGCTTCGAATGTACCTTCTGTAGTACGAGCAAAAGCACTAGTAGTTGCAGACTGTAGAACAGTCAAGGCAGCACTAGAAACAACTGCCCAGTTACCTGCGCCACGACGTGTACGTTGGGCGATCAAGTTAGCAACACGGTTGATTAGAACAGCTAAGGCAGCGTGTTCGTCACCAACGTAAGTAGCTGTACCTGATACAGTAGCTTGGTTGAATGTAAACTCTGTACTTGCTAGAGTACGTAATGACAAGAGAATCTCTTGGTCAATCTCAGCAGTA